ATGGGCACACTGAGCCACGAATGCAGCTACCCTATGAGGGGTAACTACATCGAACTGTGGCAATTGAATGACAATGGCGTTAAACCAATCATGCACGTTATGGTTACGCGTGATGATTGAAGCTAACTTATCCTCGGTAAAATCAAATTGAAATGACATTATTAAGCCTGTGGTGGTGTGTCTGTAGGTTGAGCTACTGGAGCTGCTTCAACTGGAGCTGCTTCTGGTTTCTTAGTAAAGATTGCTTTGAAAGCGTTCCATACGCCAACTAATGTACCAATAACTAAGTGTACGAGACCAACTAATTTACCTACAACTAATTCAATCTTAGTTGCAAATTTGTTCTCTACGTATGCGCCTACTAAAAATGCTAATACTAATGCTAACATGTGTTTCTCCTTTGTTTTATTTTTCTATATGATCTTCGTACCTGATCTTAGCAAGGATGTAGTCCTTAACTAAAGATGAGCGAACGATGTCGTCAACGGTAAACTCAATACGAGTAAAAGAACTCATATGCTGAGCGATGTCGAAAAATTTCAATATACCACTAACGTCATTTTTCTTTTTATTCAAGTCGGTTTGACGATAGTCGCCGCACCAAATGATCTTAGATCGGTAACCAACACGGGTCATAACTGTGTCGATCTCCTCATAAGTCATGTTCTGCATCTCGTCAACGATAATAATCGCGTCGTCGAAAGACATACCCCGAATAAACGAAGTCGATATAAACTTAACGTGACCTTGTTCCTCAAGACGATCCCATGCATCCTTACGTCCAAACAGTGTTTCACATATTTGTCTATATGGCTGCTCATAAATCTCCATCTTCTCTGCCACGTCGCCGGGAAGATGACCCATGTCGCGTGACTGTACTGCTGATCGCACGACGATGATCTTACTAAATGGATTGCTTTTATCCAGTACTTCCTCTATAGCTTTATACAAAGCACAGAATGTTTTACCGGTTCCAGCTACCCCATGTAGCGCTATAAAATAGTCTCCTATCTTATAAGCATCAAAGAACTTCTTTTGATTCTCTGTTAATGGATCAAACTTCTTAAGCTGATCCGCTTTAATTCTTAATCCGTTACTTACGTGTTGCTGTGGTTGTTCTTGTTGAACGGTATCCACGTGACCGTTATCCCTTTTACGGGCCATGTTAATCCTTATAGTTGCTTGGTAGTTTTATTTAATTGACTTCCTGGGGTTTTTTCATGGATCCTTTGTAACACTTCCTTGAATCCTTGGTCTGATTTTCTTACGCCAAGTCTAAATGGATCGATAAGCATATTTGCTCCAAGCATAGGTTCTATATTTGGGTTCTCTTTAAGGTAATCTTCCTTGGCAGAGATACTCATCATCTTCTCAAACACCTCTCCGGTGTCTTTGTTTCTAAAATCGTATAAAGGCATAGTTTCCTCTTTATTTTATTTATATAAATCTACCCTGAGTATCTAAATCTTCTGCTAGCTTGTGTATGGTAAACTACTGGGTTCTTGTTACCAAACTGCTCTTGACTATATATATCTATCCACACGTATTCAGGCGGCAGGTGATACACATTTATACCCTCGGTACTATTTAAAGCTACCTGAAGCGTCCATTGATCCCATTGGCTTCTATCTTTCTCGTTTAATTGACACCACAGCTCAAGCATCTCTATAACCTTTGGCGTATTCTTAAAGTACATCGTGCCCGACTGTAGGTAACCCTGCCTCTCAACCACGTCGTTCTTAAGTATACAATTTGGTGGAAGGCTAAAGCTTCCTGCATTTTTCTTAGGCATAAAGAAGAAAGCGCAGTCCTCTTTTATTTCGTCAAACAAAGATGGATACTGTCTGATTCTTGAGTCTGCGTCGGTCCAAACAATTGATTCGTTCTGCCTCAACTTCTCTAAAATAAACGGGGCTTTGATCTGTGTGTTCATTACCCAATTACCGTGTGTGCTCTTAGCGTCAACCTCGTAGTTCTTAATGCCAGTTGCGTCTAAAGACTTAATCAACTCTTTAGCGTCCCATTCGTAGTTGGGTGTATAGAATGATACTATCTTCATAGTGTTAACACTGTGTTGTCGTTATAAGTTCTTTTTATTGCGGTGTATCCCATAGCTCCATATATGTTACACACTTTGTCTATGTACTGTGAGATGGTAAGTTCATTCGTTTCAAACGTTATTCTTTTAGGCCAGCATTGTTTTGGTTTAGAGTTAAGGTGTGGTATAAAGTTATGAAGAAGTTCGGTGTCCCTTCCCTCTATGTCTATCTTTAGATGTCCTATACTTGTCACGTCGTGCTCATCCAATAGTTTACCCAATGGAATCTTTTTAACCTTGATAACTTTAACGTGTTCCTGCAGCTCGTGTATCTTGTGTTGAACGTGCATCTGATCCAAAGTATTGCATCCCCTCAACCAGTCTCTTAAGTTGTTATCTTTAATGACCTGTGATGGAACGTAGTAAAAGTCTGCTTCACCCTCAGTGTTGTCTGGAGATATCGCTGCGTTTATCTTGATAACATTTTGTTTATCTGGAAGATTGTCTAGATATTCTTTTATAGGTTCTACAACTATGCCGCGTTCTAATTTAGCGCTTTGCGTGAGTGTATCAAAGTCGCAGCTTCCAATCTCAATAAAATCGTAATGCATTACGCTATGAAAGCTGGTTTATCGCGAAGCTTCCAGCTAAACATCCTTTGCTTCTCGCCGTTGTAGTAGTTGTGATACGACTGAACTGAATTACCTGGAACCTTGTATTGATCCGGCATGGCTGGGGTTGGCTCGGTAAATTCACCGTGAGGTAGATTATTAGGAAACCACTTTAATGTATCTACTAATCCAATCTCTTGACACTTATGCACCTTACCGTAGCGATACGTGTATTCGGCGCACAACCCTCTAAGAAGCAGCCACAGCCAATAATAGTTGGATCTATTTTGTCTGCACCATACTGCTGAGGGATGATTCATATGCGTAGCGCTGTATAACACGCTGTCGCGCTCGTCGTTTAATTTCCATCGTTTAACTTTGCGACCGTTTGGAGACAATTCCGTATTCATAGAACCGTCCAATACTCGATGCGCCGTTGACAGCAACTGACACGTCTCGAGAATCATCTTAACGCAATGTTTATCTACGTGGTACTCAGCTGCTTTTTGTGGATTGTTGTCAAGGTAGAATATATTCATTTTATAATTTTAGGTTGGTATTCCATATTATTTAAAAGCCACTTCTTCATTCTCAATTCGCCTTTAGACTCAAGCTTATAAGCTTCGATCTCCCATGGCTGTCTACGATATATGTAGCGATGCTTATCGCCCTCATACGTTAGGTATTGAATTCTTGTGTTGTAAGTTAATTGACCAGATAAGAACTGTCTGGCGTGTACCAACTCGTGAGCCATAGTTTTACATAGGTTAGCACCCATGGCCTTGGCGTTTAATTCTATCAGTATAGAGTTGTCGTACTCAACGTCGCAGTTTCCTAAGACTTCGTCAACCTTAAAATTTTTAAAGACGAAAGAAAACTTAATGCCTTCAGTTTCTTTTGGATACTTTTTACAGATTGACGCTATGATAGTTTTCTCTGCCGCGATTGCTGCCTTAACGAATCGTTCCAATCGTCTAGGATCTAGCCTCGTGACTGCTGGGGTCGCACGAACCTCGATTCGTTTTGATTTATAGAGAAAAGATTGCCGTATCATAATACTAATATATCACACTTCCTATTTAAAGTAAATAGACCTAAGTAGTTGATTTATATAGAAAATAATTAAGCGTAGGGTGAGTCTAGGGTCACTTTCAGTGAAACTATATAGTTACCTATATATTTATCTAGTTTTTCACCTCTGGCTCATCTGCTGGGATGAATCCAGCCTCTTGAACCAGTTTCTTAGTGATTTTCTTATACATCTTATCAAGCTTACGATCCTTAACCGCAATCATAACTTTAGCCTCAGATGGATGGATACTCTCAAGCATAGAGATAAACAACTGTTCACGCTTGATTGCCGTTAAGTCTCGTCTACAGAATACGTAGCATCGTCTCATCTCTTGCCTTAGGATTGCTGGACTCATTCCGATAGGAGCCGCGTCTGGTCTATATGGTGGATCCCCTTCAGGTAGAATCATTTTACCTTTTGGATGGAACGCGTATTTGAATAGAAGATCCATAGCTTCGTCGGTTTTATAGTCGTTGATCTTTTTTGGATCCTTATTGATCTCGTCTAAGATCTCAGGTATGAATTTAGTTACTGCCATATTAAAAGTCCTCCAGCTCGTCTAGAAGTAGACGGCATTTATGTTTAATTAAATACTCCATTACAGAATTCTTATCACCGCTAGGTTTAGTATCCGTATAGCTACTTATAATCGTTTTAGCTAGGTCTTCTGGGATAAAGTCGAAGTTAACCAATTGTTGATTACGTTGGTAGTTACGTTTTTCCTCGTCATTCTTACAAGCCTCGATACCTTTTTCATAGAACTCCGGTAGACGCTTTGCTGAGAATGGTTTTTGACGTTCGCCTGAAACGAATACGTCGTCCTTAGATAATATATTTGGTATACCGTCTCCACTGTCTCCCTTGACTATGTGTGTAATGGTATATTCACGTACTTCCTGTTTGGTACCTTGCACGAACTTCTTCTGCATTGGCGACCATTGTCTAACGTTCTCATTCTTTTGTAGCTGAATGAAGTCCTTGTCGGACGACACGATAAGAACCTTCTGAGGCTCAGGGAATAATCCACCCTCAGTTAATAGGTTCTCCTGTGTATACTCAGTCATGATTGCTATCACGTCGTCGGCTTCAGCGCCGTCTATATGCAGTACCTTATAAGGAAAGTTATCGATTAAGTCTTGGCGCAACTCAGCGAGCGTATCAAATATTAATCCCCAGTCTAGATCTGACTTTTCGCGGTTAACCTTACGCATGGCTTTATAATAGGGAAACACTTCCTTACGCCAATAGTTTCTACCGTCACATGCGATAACCATCTCACCGTACTCTTTACCATACTTTTTCTTATAAGACTTTATGGTAGATAAAGTAGTGTGTCTGATGAGGTTCTTAAGCTCTTCAGGAGACTGGCGTTTGATATCGTTTTGAAACGGCAGAATATTGCTCAGAGCGATCTGACTGTAATCAAGTATTATCATTTAAACGCTCCAATTAAGATCATGTCGGCACCGATACGTCCATTGGGCTGAGATGGTTTTGTTTTAATAGATTTTGCTGCTGTGTTTAATGCTCGTTTACCAATCACTAAGTCTTTAAAGAACTCCTCAGGTTTACGCAAGGTAACTGATTGAGACTTACCGATACTGTAGTTGATGATCGTTGTACCCTTAACGGATAAAGTTTCGTTGTCGTCCGCTGTGTAGTTGATAAGTTTACGGGTCTTAGTGTTGTA